AGCACCTACCTGGCAAGCCCCCCTGCCATTGGCGGCACGGCTGCTGCGGCTGGCGCGTTCACCACGCTGAGCGCCAGCAGCACGGTCTCAGGCACCGGCTTCAGCACCTACCTAGCCAGTCCTCCAGCCATCGGCGGCACGACGGCAGCGGCTATCACCGGCACAACTATCACGGCCAACACGCAGTTCTCCGGTCCGCACAACGGCACCGTAGGCGCAACGACTGCAAACACTGGCGCGTTCACCACGCTGAGCGCCAGCAGCACGGTCTCAGGCACCGGCTTCACCACCTACCTGGCAAGCCCGCCTGCTATCGGCGGCACGGCTGCTGCGGCTGGCTCGTTCACCACGCTGAGCGCCAGCAGCACGGTCTCCGGTACGGGCTTCAGCACCTACCTGGCAAGCCCACCTGCCATTGGCGGCACGGCTGCTGCGGCTGGCGCGTTCACCACGTTGAGCGCCAGCAGCACTGTCAGCGGCACCGGCTTCAGCACCTACCTGGCCAGTCCTCCAGCCATCGGCGGCACGGTGGCGGCGGCTATCACCGGTACGACCATCACAGCCAATACGTCGTTTGCTGGCGCTCTTAACGGCACTGTGGGCGCTACCACTGCAAACAGCGGCGCGTTTACCACGTTGTCCGCGTCCAGCACGGTTTCCGGCACGGGCTTCAGCACCTACCTGGCAAGCCCACCTGCCATCGGCGGCACGACAGCAGCCGCTGGCACGTTTACCGGTGTAAATGTCACGGGTCTGACAGCATCAAAAACAGTGTTTACGGATGCCAGTAAAAACCTGACAACTACGGGAACCGTTGCTGTAGCTAATGGCGGCACAGGCGATACAACGTATACCAACGGCCAATTGCTCATTGGAAATACAACTGGCAACACATTAACTAAAGCAACGCTAACAGCCGGGACTGGTATCTCTATTACCAATGGAGCAGGGTCTATTTCTATTGCGGCTACTGGCAGTTACGCAGGCCCCGGTTCCACCCAGTATGCCTTTAACGGTACGGCTTCTCGGGCAACAACCGTAATGACTGTTACAGCGGTTACACGCGGCTCAATCAAAGTTGGCGATACCATAACTTCAACTGGCGGTACATCGTTTGGAACGGTGTCTTCTTTTGGTACTGGTACGGGGGGCGCTGGCACTTACAACATGAGCGCATCGGGCACTATAGGTTCTACAACTGTATTTTGTTCAGGCGGTACATTCACAATCCCCACAGGTGTTACTCAAGTAAAAGTTACTGTTGTTGGCGGTGGTGGTGGAGGGGGCGGGGCCAGCGCCGGTGCAGCCGCTTCTGGCGGCGCTGCGGGGGGCGCAGCAATTAAATGGTTTACTGGGTTAACTCCCGGCAATACGTTGACGATAACCGTAGGCAATGGGGGCGCGGGTTCGGGAGCAAGTAGTGGGGTAGCAGGTACTTCTGGAAGCACTTCTAGCGTTGCATCAGGAACGCAATCTATTACAACAGTTAGCGCTACTGGCGGAGCTGGCGGACAAATTAACTCTTGGGGGGCTTCTGGCGGCACTGGGTCTAGTGGGGATATAAACCTTGCTGGGAATGCTAGTATTCCTTATAACGCTGGTAATACTAGCGGTGGAACTTCTATTTTTGGTGGTTTAGCGGCTATGGGCAGTTCGTCTGGGGGCACTGATGCAATAACTTACGGTGGGGGCGGCAACGGTGGCAGCAATGCCGGATGCCCCACCCCTGGCGGAAGAGGATTTTCGGGTATTGTGATGTTTGAATACTAATGGAGTAATACTGTGAAATTTGCACTTATTTGCCCTAATGAACCCGTGCTTGATGGCTACCGTGTAGCACAAGTTGAAGAAGTCGTGTTTCCTGTCGGTGACCCTACTTACTGGATGGAGTGCGCTGATGATGTGATTGCCGACCGTTGGTATTTCAAAGACGGGCAAATTATTGAAGTACCCGGCTCCAACGGCCTCCAGAGCATGTAATGGAAACCGCTGCGCCTACTCACGTTTTTATATATGGCAACACTACATCGTATGTGTACCACGCCAACAAAGGGCACGGTTTGCCGCGCCATGAGCATACGTTCAGGCATGCAACGATGTGTAACGCTGGAAGCTGCATCATCCGCAAGGAAAAAATTGAGAAAGTGATTGACAAGAACACCCAGCCTATTGACCTTGCGGCTAACGAGTGGCACGAAATTGAAGCGCTGGAAGACAATACCGTCTTTGTAAATATTTTTGTGATTGAGGCACAACCATGACCGAAACAGAAGCCAGGCTGAATAGCCACGAAGCAGTTTGTGTAGAGCGATACTCGCAGATCAACGCCAGGCTCAAGCGCCTGGAGCACATCATGCTGACCGTGGCAGGCACGTTGCTGCTGGGCATGGGTAGCCTGCTGTGGACCCTTATCAGCCACCCCCGGTAATTGCATCGGCTGAGAGCCCGTGGCCCGGCACCGAGATGAAGCTGGTTCTGGAATGCAAGAAGGTTCCCGCAAACTACAGGCTGGGAGTCAATGAATTTTTAGACAAAGATGGTAACGTCTGTCGTTGGCTTTTGAAGGATAAAAAATGATTGATCCGTTCACAGCGTTTGCGTTGGCCCAGGGTGCAGTGGCCGGAATAAAAAAGCGGTTGCCTTGGGGAAGGACATCCACGGTCTTTACAAGGAGTTCTCCAGTTTCTATGAGGCCGCTGACACCGTCCACATAGCAAGCACCAAGGCACGCATAGCGTCGATTGGGAAGACCGATGCCCAGATCAGCGCACAGGCACTACAGATCGCCATGGCCTCAAAAGCCCTGCGCGAACATGAGAAAGAGCTGAAGGACATTTTGTTCTACAGCGGCAATGCGCCGGTGTGGGAAGAGATGCAGGCCGAGAGGACCAGGCTAAAAAAAGAACGCGACTTCCTGGAGAAGGAAGACGCCAAGCAAAAACAAAAGGATCGTGAGATGAAAGTGGCCATCATTATGAACACGCTGTGGATCGTCGGCGCGTCGGCCATCATCATCCCATTGGTCAGTGTGGCGTTTCACGTTATAACCAATCGTGGCTTTTAAGAAAGGGCTTTATTATGTTTGACATATTAACCGGCGGTATTTTTGGCTCCCTGCTGGGAGGCATTTTTCGCTTGGCACCCGAGGTGCTCAAGTGGATAGACAAGAAGGACGAGCGCGCGCATGAATTGAAAATGTTTGAGCAACAGTGCGCCCTGGAATCGCAACGCGGACAACAGAAGATGGCCGAGATCGGTGCCCAGCGCGAAGCGTCCATCGACACCGGGGTCGTGGCGGCGTTCAACAGCGCCGTGGAGCAGCAAACCGAGATGGCCAAGGCCGCAGGTGGTTGGGCCGCCAGTTTGTCCGCCAGCGTCCGTCCCGTGGTCACCTACTGGATTCTGGCCCTGTGGAGCTTCGTCCATCTGTGGTTTGCCTGGAACTCCTACATTACCGGCGCATCGCCTGACGCGGTGTTCAAGATGATGATGTCGGCTGACTTTGCTGCCCTGGTCAGCGGCACGCTGAATTACTGGTTCCTGGATCGCACCCTGGCCAAGCGCGGGCTATGAACCTGGACCTGGCCACGGCCCTGTGCAAGCAGTTTGAGGGCTTCAAGTCGAAGCCCTATCTCTGCCCGGCGGGCGTCCCCACCATTGGGTATGGATCGACCTATTACTCGGATGGGCGCAAGGTCACGTTGACCGACGCGCCCATCAGTGAGCCTGACGCAGCCGCCCTGCTGCGCTTTGAGCTGGCCCATACCTACCTGCCAGGGGTTTTGCGCAACTGCCCAATTCTGGCCACGGATGAGCGCAAGGCAAATGCCATTGTGGATTTTTGCTACAACTTGGGCATTGGCCGACTCCAGACCAGCACGCTAAAGCGCAAGATCAACGCCCAGGATTGGGAAGGCGCGCAGGAGCAACTCATGTTGTGGACCAAAGGCGGTGGTCGGGTTTTGCCCGGCTTGGAGAAGAGGCGAAAAGCCGAGTGCGCGCTGTTGGCGTGACAACCTATTTTGACGTAAAATATTTGTGGGGGCAGTGCGCCCGCAAAAAGCCGCTGCGAAGCGGCTTTTCACTTTGTGGAGCAAACCATGGCGACGACCAATCCTTTTGACATTTCGGCGAACAGCACGGGCCAGGTCGGTGCCTTGTCGCCCGCGCCGAACAACGTCACACCGTTGACGCCCAACCCTGGCCCAACCGCAGCTCAATACACGCCCCAGCTCAGCACGGTCGACACGGCCAAGGAAACTACCGCTGGGCAGCTTCAGAGCATCCTGGCCCAGGATAGCCCGCTCATGCAGCAAGCGCGCGCCCAGGCGAAGCAGGGCATGGCCCAGCGCGGATTGATCAACAGCTCGATGTCCCAGGGTGCCGGTGTGGCAGCCATGCTGGAACGAGCTACACCTATTGCGGCGGCAGACGCTTCCATCTTTGGCAACCGGGCTATAGGCAACCAAAACGCGGTCAACACGGGCGGGCAGTTCAACGCCGGAGAACAAAACAAGTTTGGCCTGCAAACAGGCCAGCAGGCTTTCACTGCATCGCAGAATCAGCTCAACCAAAACTTCACTGCCGCCCAAGCCCAATTGGATCGGGCTCAGCAAACGGCCATCACCGACAAGAGCGTCGAGGCCCAATCCGCCCTTCAGAAAGCTCAGCAAAATTTTGACGCCGCACAAAGCGCGCTCAACCGAACCCAGCAAAAAGAGCTGCAAACCAGCCAGCAAGAATTTACTGCTGGCCAAGCCACCAATCAGCAAACCTTTGCCGCAGCCCAGTCCGCCCTGGATCGTGCTCAGCAGAACTCGATCACCGACAAGAGCATCCAAGCCCAGGCTGCTTTGGCCAAGGCTCAGAAAGAGTTTGACGCTGCGCAAAACGCTCTTAACCGTGAGCAGCAGACAGGTCTGCAAACCAGTCAGCAAACCTTTGCTTCAGCCCAAGCTGCTTTGGACCGTGCGCAGCAAAACTCGATCACCGACAAGAGCATTGAAGCTCAGGCTGCTTTGGCCAAGGCCCAGAAAGAGTTTGACGCTGCGCAGAATGCGCTTAACCGTGAGCAGCAAACAGGTTTGCAAACCAATCAGCAAACCTTTGCCGCAGCCCAGTCCGCCCTGGATCGTGCTCAGCAGAACTCGATCACCGACAAGAGCATCCAAGCCCAGGCTGCTTTGGCCAAGGCTCAGAAAGAGTTTGACGCTGCGC